GCTGTACTTGCTGCTGGTCCGTAAAAAGTATTCCTCCATAACTGTCTTTTGGAGATTCGATAACAAAGCAATTAGACAAAGACTGAATCTGGAATTGATTACCTATTCCGCTCATGGGAGACCCCTGAGGTACTACGTACTTAAAGTCTTTAAGAAGCGTAAAAATCTCCTCCTCCTTCATCGAGTTTGGATATTTTTTCTCTATCCTAGAAAACTCTCTTGACAGACGTTTATGCATGTCTTCTGGAGTTAGCTCATAATAATTGTCTTTTAAATCTCTTAAGGCATATTTTGTGATCCATACATTGGTTGCTAATTCGTCTCCATCAAAATATTTCTTTGTTTTTTCAAAAACCTCGTTTTTTGTATAAGTTTTCACGATAAATCTCCCTTCGCGGCTTTTACTTTCTCCCAAACTTCATTCAACTTTTTCCTAGGATTTGTAGTCATTTCAAAATCCTGTAAATCTTCATCTTTTAAAACACTAAACTTTGACTTTGCCGTATCAATTCGAATAGGCATCTGTATTCCATCTCTTCCCGCACGGTTTTTTGCTATGAATAATCTTCCGTATCCGGTTGCCTTCTCTTCAGGTCTTCGAGAAATGCCGATAACCACGTCCGAAACTTGTGCCTTACCATACGCCTCGCCCATGTTCTCTAACCCAACTATCTCCTCCCTAGCACCACTTCTGTTTGATTGAGAAGCTGTCCATATAGGTATGTTAAAATCTGCAGCCATTTGTCTTAACTCTTCATATATCAATTGCAGTTCATGACGAAGAGCATCGTAAGCTTTGGTCGATCTCATAACATCTGCATAATCGATGATAACAACCGAAGGCCAGTAATTTCTAAACTTTAATTTTTCTAAATGATTTCTTATCGTATTAACGCTAGCAGACCTGGTTGGGAAATATTTTATTATTAATTTTCCATATTCCTCGTTTTCGTAATGAGTCAAAACTTTTTCTTTGTTTTCCAATAGGTCACTACAATTAATATTACACAGATTTGCGTCATACCTTTTTCCGGTTAAGGTTTCTGATAATTCAAAAGTATAATGTACAACTGTTTTTCCTCTTTTAAGTGCTTCACATCCCATAGAAACCAGCCAGTGAGACTTGCCCACACCGGTTGGTGCAACGACTACGCCAAGTTCACCTCTTCCCAGACCACCATCTAGAACTTCCTTATCATCCAGATCTGGTATTCCTGTTGGGGTCGTAATTCTTTGGATATCATGGAACCGTGCTTCAAGATCATCAAAGAATTCATGGCCGATGGATGAAGGCATGCCCACTGAAACGGCTTTTCTCATTAGGTCAACTACCGGTTCAAATTTGTCACCCTGGACTAACTCGACTGCTTCAGTTAGCGCTTCTTTGAAAGCCTGCCTTTTGCAAAAGTCCAGTACCTTTTCTTTTACGTACGGAAGATCCTGCGGGTTTTGGTTCATTCTCATTTTTTGAATGAATGCAATAATTTGATCTTTTAGAAGCTTTTCGCTTTTTTCTTCCTTTAAATCATCCTTTATTATCTGAATTAAAAGCTGCATAGTCGGAAAGCAGCGATATGTTTCGAAATAATCAAAATATTTCTCACCAAGATACTGTAGATATTTTAAATCAAAAAAGGATGGGTGCATCACTTCCAGCATCTGTTGAGCCCATTCCTTGTCCGTCAACAAGCCTTGAAAGATTTTTTCCTGAAATAACTTACCGTATTGTCCGAATCGATGTTCAATTGAGGACTCACTGACCTTCATTCTTGCTGTCACTTTTTACTCCTAGACTTGTGGGATGGTAGATGTAATTGTTAAGAAAAAACGATCAGCATTGAACGCTCTCGGCATATCGACTCCTTCGTTGATCAGGGCCTTTAGAAAACCAATCTTATTGGTTTTTGTCCGCGTATTATCTACAGCATATTCAAGCTTTTGTATATGTTCTGCTGATAAATTATCCGTATCTAAATTCATAAGTTTCCAATTTCTTATCGCTGTTTCTCTGTTGTCAAGAATGTTGTTGAACATTTTTAATGGCTTGTTCTTGACTCTTTCCTCACAGATCCTAAGTATGTCGGGAACACTCACAAATTCTTTTTTGGCCAACTCCGGAAACCTTTTGGATAGTGATTTAAAACCACAACCTTTTATTCCTGATATTCCGTCAGAAGTATCCCCAATAAATGAGCGAGCTGTAACAAAATTTTCCACACTTACCCCGTACCTTTCTAAAACATAATTTTGGTCTAATATTTTTTTAGAAGCCGGGCTGTATTGAGTGCATGCTTCTGATAAACATTGGTGCAAATCTTGATCCATTGAACATATAATTTTTTTATGATTTTTGTATTTGTACTTTGCTATGTAAGCAATCACGTCATCGGCCTCGCATTGATCAACATAAAGTTGCTCGATTGGTAAAAACTTTAGAAGCTCAGTCGTCAGTGCAATTTGATATATGAAATTTTCCTTAGTGTTTGGTATATCATCATATATATCCGCGCGGTTTAATTTTATAGGTTTACGGTTGAGCTTGTATTCTGGCAGAATTGCTCGTCGCCTGGTAGAACCGCCGCCTTCCCAACACACTAGTATTTTTGAAGGGTTGAATTTTTCTGCTAACACTGCCAGGGATCTTAGGAATCCAACGGTGCCGCCAATGTGGTTTCCTTTCGAAGACATAGTGGGAACTACACAGTATGCTCTGGCAAAAATATTATAAGCGTCAATTAAAAGAATAGGTTTTTCGTGGTTGGTCATTAAATCTCCTGTTTATTCTGGACTTACGAATTCATCATCAAGGTTCATTGCTATTTGTTTTATTTCTTCAAAAGATTCAGAATCCACGTTTGCATTCTGAATATTACCCATTATTTCAGAATGAGCATATGTAAAGACTTTGTTTATATAATGCTTATATTTATCGTCTTTCCACACCTCACCAAAATCGGTTTTATAAAATTTCTTTTCGGCTACTATTTCGCCGGTGTTTTCCTGGCAGACCGTTAAGGTTTTCCATGCTCCAGTACCCTCTATGTTTATGACTAATCCATCATGGTGAACGGGTCCGTGCTGCTTACAGTAACGGCGTAAGACATCGAAGACTTGCTCATGTTCGAAGATACCTTTTCCAAAGTGTATTTCGAAAAGGCAAGTTCTAAATGGAGGTGCAACTTTATTTTTGATAGTTTTTGCCGAAACGTTTATTCCTATTATTTGGCCATTTTTGTCTTTTATCTGTTGACCGGCGCCTAATTTAATTCTAACTGAAGAGTGAAACGGTATTGCCTTTCCTCCCGGGGTAGTTGTAGGATCTCCGTATAGTACCCCGACTTTTGTTCTTATTTGATTCAAACAGATGAAAAGCACATTCTTGTTTGCTATTACTCCCGTGATTTTTCTCATACCCTTGGATATCACCCGAGCGTTTAAGCCAATTGTCTCCTTATCATAATCTCCGATAAGTTCAGCTTTTGGTGAAGTTGCAGCAACAGAATCCCAGATTATTGTTACCGGTACATCTTTCTGTAGCGCTTTTGCCTTTAATATTGTTTTTTCTGCAATACTCAAGACCTCTTCTGTGCAATGAGTGTCGACATAAACAAATCTTCTGGATATATCCACTCCAAGTAAAGCTAAGTTCTCAACCGATGTTGCATTTTCAGTGTCGATATAAACTACTATTCCTCCATTATCTTGAGTAGATTTTGCAATCTGAATTGCGATATGAGATTTCCCGATCGAGGGTGGACCGAAGATTTCTACGATTCTTCCTTCGGGTAATCCTCCGTTTGTTCGGCCAGACACTATATAATCAAGTTGCCTTGAACCGGTTGGAATCCATCGACTCACATGAGTTGGTGAATCATCAACCGAAAGGTTATAAGCGACACGAGCGCCGTGATCTTTGTTTAAAGACTTTATTAGATCTGCTGTAAAATCTTCAGACTTTGGTTTTTTCTTTGGCATGTATTTATTCCTCCATTCAACTAAGACTAAATTACCACAAAAAAGTATAATTTACAAACAAAAATGGGCTGCACTTGGCAGCCCATTTAGTACGATGATATTCTAAAAATCGAAATCATCGCCCTCTAAATCTGCAAAAGCATCATCGATATCGTCGAAAGTTTTTGTGGTATCTTTTTTGGTTTTTGTAGTTTTAGAGGTTTGTTTTGGAGTTGAAGGTGGCGTTGTAGTTTTTGTATATCCGACAGATGTATCGTCTGATTCTGCCGTTTCAGTGTCTCCATTCAGCCAGGCATTGACGATATTTTCTAGCTGCTCATATGACTTCATCTGATATACTTGATCAAGATCCGGAATTGAACTAGTCCATTCTGCTAATTGCTTTTTTGTTCCTACAACGGAAGTTTTTGGTCTGGGCATAACATCGGTAGTAGCGTACATTTTTCCAGGTTGCTTAGTGCAGGTTACTTTGATATCATGTCCTTCGAAAGGATCAGTAATATCTCCATAATCCGGATCTAACATAATATTAAGCAATCCTTGGTAAACTGTTTTACCGAAAGCCCAAAGTTTAACTCCCTCTGACTCTTCACCACGTACTATGACAGCAGCATAAGTACGCATCTTTGGGTAAAGCTTTTTTGCTAATTCGTAGCTTTCTTTACTACCTTCATCCTTAAGCTTTTGAATGAGCTCGTTGATTGGATCTGGTTTACCAAACTGATATGGCGCAAGAAGACCGGGATTGTTTCCAATATTGTAATAAAACCAGCGTTCTTC